TATAACTTGTATACTTGGGTTCAAATTTATATTCTTCTAATATCCTTTTCATCAACGTGGATTTACCGGAACCAGGTTCTCCACCAATAGCAATAATTTTCATATAAATTTCTCCATTATATAAATACTTCTTATAAGTTCACAAGCATTAGGTTCAATTATGTATTATTTAGTATACCGTATTACACACAAAAAATCAAACCAATTTTATATTGGAAGGCATGTTACAGAAAACATAGAAGATGGATACCTGGGATCCGGATCAGCTGATATACTGAAAGACAAGAAAAATTTAATAAAAGAAATTCTGCAAATTTGCGAAACCGCTGAAATTATGTTGACAAAAGAAATAGAATACATTTCTGATAACATAAGTAATCCTTTATGCGTTAATATGATCATAGGAGATCCTTCTCACGGAGTAATTCAACATTCTCAAAAATCAAAAATAAAAATATCAAAGGGAATGAGAGTTTATAAAGAAAACAATCTTGATAAATTCTTAAAACATATGTCAAAAGCAGGTAAATCGCTGAAAGGTCACAAACAGTCCAAAGAGCATAAACTTGCTCTTTCATTAAAAAGAAAAGGAGTTCCTAAGTCTAAAGAGTTTAAAAATAAAGTTTCCGATAAATTAAAAGGTATAACAAATAGACCACGTGAAACATTATGTAAGAATTGGAAAATTACTAATATTATTACAAAAGAAATTTTCATAGTAGAAGATAGGGTAAAATTCTGCGAACAGAATAATCTATCTTACTCTTCCTTCAACGTAGGGACTAGAAATAAAAAAATTTATAAGAAAACTTGGTTATGCGAAAAACTTCTCTAAACCAACTTCACAACTTTCCCAAGGCAATAGGATTTTCTCTGTAGCGAGATATTGAGAATTGGATTTATTTTCTTTTGTTAGTTGTAAATTTAATAATCTTTTGTCTAGCGTTTCATTTCTTGCATCCCACAAAGGCTCCCAGTCTATTCCATCCCAACCATCCTTCATGACAGTTTCTATTTCTTCTCTTTGTCGAGCAATGTAATATCCCAAGAACCTGGTATGATGATTTCGAAAAATCTTACGGTAACTACACAAACATGTTTCCATATCAAAATAATCAGTGTTTGGAAACTCTTTCTTTACTTCTTGCAAGATATAATACGCTTCACCGTCAAGATAATTTAGTTGTTCTTTGTTTAATTTTTTATCATACCAATCATCTAATCCAAGAGCCATACAAAGGCCATTACGATGCGAAAGACTTCCATGATAATCATTTAACATTAAATTAGATGGTTCAATAGGAAAATCACAACATTGTTTTAGTGTTTGTAAGTAGAACCATGTTGAATAACGACCAAACTTATGGAATTTTGTTTTTACTTCTGACCAAAGTTGATCAAAGTTTTCTCTCGGCGTACCATCAAGAAACGGTGCAAAAGCTTCGCGTTGAGATCGATCTCCAACCCAATGTTTGTAACTCTCAAACTGGGCTGGTAAATGACCTTTATTCCATTTAGTATCATTTTGATATCTCAAGCGTTTGTAATTTTCATTATTCCACTTTGTTAATCTATCAATACCTATTAATTCCATGTCCGGAAATTCATTCCATATCACCCAAGTAGTCGGTAGATAATATGTTGTTCCGTAAATCCAAGCAATCCAAAGTTTTTGTTCTTTGTTATGCTCGAATCTACGGAACAAATAATTGGTCATGAATATCGCTGGATCGCAATCTTTGATAGAAAGCGACCAGCGATACCAATTTATGAAGTCTAACTTACGTTTTTTTTCCAAAAGTTATCATACTCACTGATAATAATAGATTGTGCAGAAGAAGTTATATTACAAGCTTCCTGCCATGTGGTTTTATTTGTTATACGTTTACCGGTAACATCAAAAATAATATCTTCATCCATAATTTCTCCACGAAAATACTTATTAAAACAATAAGCGATCCATCCACAATAAAGTTTACGATCCATTTCATTTGTGGTAGTTTTTGTACTTTGATTTGGAATGATTCTGCGGGTAGTAACATCTACCCCTTTTACATTATAATTCACCGCATTATTAATAGATTCAGAAGTTTGTAGTTCGTCCATCATAATGAAAAGGTTTTTTTCAGCTTTACGAACTGTAAAAACAGGTCGCGAGAATGGAGTATATTTACTTTCTTTTAGATAATCAATCAAAACTTTGATTGGATAAGTAGTTTTATCTGACTTATCTCTCATAAGATAACGAATCATCATACCCATCAAAGGAGCTGTCAATCCAAAAGGAACATTTTCTTTACCAATCATTTGACCAAGTAATACAAATTCTTCGATAAAGTAATCAAGCCTTTCAGCAGTAATTGCTGCTTTACCTGCAGCGTCTACTGAACGAGGAAGGGTCAATTCTTCTTTTTCATTTTTTGCAATATATTTATTAAGTACAACAACTGCAATATCATAAACGCGATCGCCCTTTGCAAAAGTATTAGGAAGTCTTGAATGATATCCCCTAGCACGAAGATAGCCGCCCAATTTCTCATTAAAGGTCTCAGCTGTATCGCTTGAATCAATTGAATGATAAAGTCGTTCAGCTTCCTTTTCGTCTTTAACAGCAAAGAAAACAACACACCAATCTTTAGGTGGTTCATATCCTTCATGTTGAAGGTTATTTTTAAAAATAAATGTACGTGTATTACCATCTAATCGTTCAATTCGATTATCCGGATAAACTGCGCACATCATCATTCTATGCGTAGGCAAAGGAATTTTTCCAAGCGCACGCTTTGTTTTTTCCCAACGCAACTCTTCGAGGCGTTGACACCAAACTGCATTAAAATTATAAGCAATACTAGAAGGAAGGTTTTTAACAACTGAAATTCCAGTCAATTTAACTTCTTCAAACATTTCTTTAAGAGAAAAAGTTAAATTCTCATCCGGCAAAATAGATCCAACAGAAGTAGAAATTAAATTATTTTTTCTCCAACAGGAGAGCAAAGATATACCTTCTTCAGTAAGAGAAGATCCTTTACTAAGATTTTCTTTCTTTTCTTTCCAAGTAAGATTTTCAGGGAGAGTAATCACCTCAACCGGAATATCGTGTTCCCAACCAAAATCGATAGATACAATATGATCAAGATGGGGATATTTTATTGTAGATGGAGGATTGATATTTTTGCGATACAAATCAGTAAGATACCGAGCTCTCCGTTCATATTCATTCTTATTTTTAATTAAAGCGTTCATTTTATAACTCCTTATGATAATGAAATTCTTGCGCATGCGATTATGTCATACTCAAGACAAATATAGTTTATCATATTTCAACTAGTAAGGCAAGCGAATTTTTGTTCTATGAAAATATTAACGCATCCTCCCTTTCCTTTTCTAGTAATATTTTTGTAAATGAAAGAATCTATTGAATAGTCATTTTCTGAGAAAACCGGAGAGGTAATACGAAACATAGAAAGTTGACATTTACTTTTTTGTTCTCCAATCATTTTCATACCTATCTTTTCATAGAACTTAATAGCAGCAGGTTCAGCGGATACTCTAAAATAATCAATTCTTAAACGATGAGCGCAATATAAAGAAAACTCACAAAGAAGCTTTGCAATTCCTTTGTTACGATGTTTATAAAAAGTATGAAGAAGCTGTAAATTTGCCACAACCGGTTGTCTTTTAGAATAAGTAGTTAGTATTGCACCACAAAGTTCATCTTTTTCCCAAAGACCTATTACGAAATCCCATTTATTAAGCATATCACATTTTGAAACAAATGTTTTAGCAAATCTATCTTCTTTACGGTCTGTAATAAAAGAAACAAATTGTTCTTTTGTTATAAATTTAAACTTCAATGAACTTCCTTTGTTTTTTGCCTCTATTGTCATTATGTTTAGTAGTTTCCCAACCTTTAAATTGCCCCAAATCCCAAATCATTGGTGGAAATTTATATTTGTTTGTTGATAATAGATCGTACACTGTTGGCCCATCATTAAGCGCTGCTGAAATGAAATCGCTGGTAAATCGAAAACAAGAATTTATTTCTTCTTGATTAAGAGAAGCCCTAAAAAAACGAAATTCAATTGTGCCAATATGTTTCATTGAATAAGTGTTGATACCGTATCTAAAAGGTCTGCCAATTGAAACGCCATCTTTGCCAGCAGCGTGTAATTTAATAAAACTATCAAAGCTTGTGGCAAAATTGATAATATTATTACACATATAATCTGGCATAAATCTACCACCATCATATTTTAAATATGATTTAGCGCCTTTAACTGATTTCATTTCATCATGGGCGTAAAAACCGTATGCAGTATCTATAGCGATATGTTGGTTTTCTTTAACATATTTGATGAATTTTTTAAGAGAATCAATATCATCTTTCAATTTTGGAACAAAACAATGTATATGCGTGTGTGTTGTTGAACATATTGTTGGTGGTGTACCGTTATCATCAAAAAGTTTTTTTAATTCAAAATATATATCTATTTGTTCTTCCCAAGTTTTAGTTGGTTTTGTATTAATTTCACCACCAACTGGAGGATCAATTCCTAAAGGATCAGCACAAATATTTTTATACGGTTCTCTTAAATTAATAATATCTCTTTCACTATATTCCCACGCTCCAAAATTTTCCGGAATTTTAAAAGAACGGGGAATATCACCCCATTCTATTTCCATACCCCAGGTATATTTTTTTGGATCGTATTTCATTGTAAATCCTCAACATTAATATCTATTACATATTCTTTAAACTTAAAAGAATCAACTTCAATTATATTATACATAGGCATTTTTTTATACCACAAAACGTTTGCTCTGGAAAAAATATTTCCAGTAGAAGCAAATAAAAACATATTTTTGTTAAAAGAACAATATAATGGTCTTTCTTCATTTCTAAACGCTGTGATTTTTTTATTAGAATCAATGACACAAACCGCCATTGAAGAACGATGAAATTTTTTCAATGGCGATTCATTTTTTTCTAAAGCTCTTAAAATAAGTTCTGAATCATTCGCCGTCTCAGTTTTAAGATTGAAAGTATCAAACCAGGTATCTGGAGATTCTTGCGAAATAACACCATTATGAACAATACTCAATGAATCCGTTGCAATTGGTTGATTAAACCGTAAATCTGAAGTAGAATATCTAACATGACCAATACAATATAAGTTACCGTCCTCGTTCGTCCATTCCATTAAATTTTGTTTTTTAATAAAATCAACTGCAGATATTGGTTCTTTTATTGTTATAACTTTATTGTTTTTAACATAAGAAACACCTGTTGCGTGTTTACCTCGTATCATAGATTGAATGAAAAGATCACGAACCAAATCGTGATCTTTCTCTTTGAAATCTCTAATAGTTATACCTAAAACACCACACATTAAAAAAATAATTCCAAACTCGCAATTTCTTCTTTCTTATACGGATCTTCCATATTATGAGCTTTCAAATAATCATACCACTCTTGATCTTCCCACATACCAGGAGAAACACCATTCCAAAGTGGTCGATAATACTTGTGATCTTTATTATTACGACGTTCTTCAACATATTGTTTACGAAGTTGTTCATAATCCCAAGATTTTAATTCAACCATTTTCTCGCGGAAGTAAGCAACGATAGTCATACGATCGTTATCATCACCAATCAATTCATCATTACCATGAATGCCTTCATGATTATTTACAAGTAACATGTCTCCGGGCTGAAGATTTACAGCAATACGAAATTCCGGTAGAATAAATTGGCCACCCTTCCAACCCTTTCCTTTAGGCCCAGTAACACCACAAATATTACTGAACCCTGCGCTAAAATCACCAGCATCGCGATGACAAGCAGTTCGCCAATTATGATTAACAGTCAATGTAGTAAAAACAGTATCTGAAATACGGAATCTTGAATCAATTTTATTTGCTTGTTCGTTTTGAGCATTCCATCTTCCGGGTATAAGTTCTTTAAACTGTTCATTCAATTTTCTCAAATATGGAAAAGAAAGCTCAAACTTTTTTGAATTTTTTTCATTATATGAACAAGCGCGCCCATAAGGAATACGGGGATAACGATCAAAGAAACCAGCAATACCAGACATAACAGACTGAGCATAGTTTGTATCAGAAATGAAATTTTTCATCTTTAAAGTTTCTGCATATTGTTCTTCCCTTGAAAGATCTTTAACACGTTCGAGCCATTTATCAAACCAACCATGATATTCAGGATATACTTTTGTTACTTCTGAACGTAACCAAACGCGACCACGTGTTTCTTCTTTTTTATTTGTATCATGATCTTGAATAGATTCTATTGTTGTATCATCATCAATAGCATTTAATGGTCGACCAAGAAAAGATAAAATATCTTCTTGTACAGCTGTAACCCAATCGCGATTACCACGACCTTCTTGACCAAGTTGATTACCACGAGGTCCAGCAGCCATACCACGATTTTGAGATTCAGTTGCTGCTTCTCTCAAACCAGCATAAGCAAAATCACATTCCTCTTTGGAAAAGATGTTTTTTCTAAATTTGAAGATAATATTTTCTTCAGTAAGTGTTCCATCAATCGATTCAGCATATAAATCACAATCATCTTCAATTATACGGTCATAATAATTATTACTAATGAATGTTCCCAATGTTTCTTCGGAATCAATTTTTGTTCTTACTAAAATCTCAACCATAACTTTCTCCTTTGTTACAAATATCTTTAGTTATATATGCAAATATCATAACACATTTACATCTAAATGTCAAATAAATTAGTCGTGTTACTTTTTTAATATACTAGCAATATCAGGAGGAGTCCAACCTTCGGGCTTCATTATTTTACCATCTTCACGACGAAGTACTTTACCATCAACAAGTTTAGCCATGTTTGAACGATGTACTTCTTTGAAGACTTTATCTAAAGGAATTCCATAAGATAAAGCGGTACCACAAGCAATGTAGATAATATCAGCCAATGCATCGGCAATTTCTACAATATCATTGTCGTTTTCAGCTTCAATATATTCTCTAAATTCTTCGGTTAGTAACTTACCGCGAAGTTCGCGTTCTTCCATATCTGGAAGCTCTGGTTTTTCTGCAACTCTTTGACCAAAAGCAATATGAAATTCTTTAACATTTTTAAACATAGTCATTGATTAATCCATTCCGGTGGTTGACGGTTTTTCCAAGAATGTAAATTGGATTTACCGATTTTATAATAGTTTCTGTAATTGATAATAGGATCGTCAGAAATAATATATTCTTCAGCCATACAAGAAGGCATTTCGGTCCAATCATAATTCTCAAGGTTTTTAGGCGGCGACTGTAACATATAAGAAAGTTCGCCGTAACACTTATGTTGTTTATCGTAACGATAATTATATTCCATCATAAGAGCGAAAAAATGTTCTACCAACCATTCATAATTTTGAACGGATTGACGACACCAAACCGCTGATGGATGATTGATATGAGTCGCCGAATAAAGAACATCTTCGCGCGCGTCATTAAGAACCCAACGACGAGCTTTTCTACCAGTCTTTGATTTACCTTCGATTTCAACACCATCAAGCACACGATGAGCGGTTGAAAGTAATTGCGCTGATTCTAGGATCATTTTAACGCAATGACGATCGACCGCCCAAATAGCTGCTTGAACGGGATCTTTATCTAGATAAAAGATATTAATAGGAGCCTCCA